GCCCCTATAACAAATCTATTGTTTCCAAAAGCTATAGTTCTAAAATCAGCAACTGAAGCAGCTGGAGTTGATGTCCAATTTATTGCATTTGTAGAGTAAGCTATTCGATTAGTTCCAACATCTGTTATCGCAACAAAATATCCGTTACCAAAAGCTATGTTTATAGGATTAAAAGGTATTGAATTAGTTGTCCAAGTTAATCCATCAACTGAATATCTTGAGCCAGTTGTAAATTTACCATCTGCAAAAAGAATTGTTGTAGAGGTAAAAACTGTTGGTTGCTCATCCCAATTTAAACCGTCATAAGAAGTAAAAGTTGTGCCTCCTGAAGATGAGCTACAAACCGCAACCCAAATTCCATTCCCATAAGCAACACCGATAAAGTTAGGATTTATACTTGTTGTTCTTGATGTCCAAGTAATTCCATCTGAAGAGGTCATTATTCTATTACTTCCATAGTTATTAGCAACTGTAACAAATAATCCATTTCCGTAAGATATGTCTTGAAATTGCATTGCCTCACTTGGTGTTCTACTTGTCCAATTTATACCGTCAATAGATGTAGTTATCCATGATGTATAAATACCTCCAGGGAAAACTTGTGCAAATCCAACTGCAACAAAAATCCCATTTCCAAAAGTAACAAATCTAATTGTATCAAAAATATTAACTTGTGTCCAGTTTATCCCATCAGTTGAATAGGAAGGTGAAGAACCATATGCACCTACAAATAAACCATTTCCATAAGTTATATCTGTAAAAGCTGTACTTGGTGAAGCAGCTTGCCAATCCGTAATATCGTTGTTTGTGCTAACTTGATTCAAAGCAACTTTCCAAGTCCTATTGCCACCAACAAGAAACTCGTTAAAATCTCCAGTTTCGCCAGCTATTGTAAAATCAACCGAGGAGCCTATTATTGTCTCTAATGGGTCGTTTCCTGTATTTCCCCAATTGTAGGTAATATCGTTAATTAGCAAAGGAGTAACCGCGCCTGAATAGCCAGTTCTAAGTATCTGCAAATTCCAAACTAAACCGCCGTAGTTAGTAGCATACCCCCCCTCATATTTTAGGCCGTAGTCATTTACAGGAGCGTTTTGGCCTGTTAGAATAACGTAGCCTTTAACATCCTCACTTGGCATGGTGTAGCTAAAAGACAAGCTCGAAGACAAGAAAGTATTGCCTGGAGAGCTATACCACATAGCAGTGTGATAACCCGACTCGGGCGCAACTGCGATTGTCAATATATCGCCTTCGGTGTAGAATAGTGATGGAGCAACGCCGTTAATGGTAATTGTCCCAAGACCTTCTCGAACTGCAAATTGTAATCTGAAATCGTTAGCCATTAGCCTTTATTTATCTTGTTATTTGCCTGTCCTAAAACATAAACCAAATCATTTCCTCTTACAACAAACTCGCCGCTTACATCTCTATTTTGAGCGAATAAACCACCTTGTCCACCTCCAGTAAATGTAGAGCCTTGTCCAGCTGAACCTCCACCAGCACCACCTCCACCACCTCCGCCACCTGGGCCTTTGCTGCCAATACTTCCAATTGCTCCAGCGATTGCAGTTAAAGCAATACCAGCTGCAATAGCTAGAGGAGCAGCAATTACTGCGGTAGCTGGATTAGTTAAAGCTAAACTTACTTTTCCAAATGCTGAAGCAGCAACACCATAGGCAATTAACTGCTGTCCAAATTGGCCTAAAAATCTACCAAATGATTTCAATAAAGAGCCTCCAATTGCTGTTAATAGATTACCTCCTGTTGCTAAGGTTTCCCCAATTGTGTAACCTAAATCAACAAAAGCATCTGTAACATTTCCTTTTATAAGGTCATTGGTAGCCTTTGCAAAATTTGCAACTCTTTCTTGTAAACTTGGTAATTTATCAAGTTGTAAAGCTACATCGTCTAAAAATATTTCAAAAGGAGCTTTACCAGCTTTTTCATCCTCAAAACCTTCAATGGTTGTTTTTATTTTTATTTCTTTTCCTTCAAGTCCTTTTATCCTATCTCCAAATTCTAAGGCTTTTTGAGATGTTACAGTTATTTCTTTATTTGCTTCAAAAGAAGCTTGTTGAAGCTTATAAACTGAAAATGTATATTGATCCCATGCATTATCACCAGTTATAATTGGTTCAAATGGTTCTTTGCTTGTTTTTAATACTTTTATAATTTGTTTTTCGTACTCTTCAGAGCTAACTTTTAATTTCTCCTGTAACTCTCTAGCAGTTTCTTGACCTAAATTAAAATCATCCCAAGTTTGAGAATATTTTTCTAATGCAGTTTGTCCTTTTACTTTTTCAGTTTTATCACTAAAGAAATCTAATTGTTCACTTGCTAATTTTACTTTATCTTGAAGACTATTATATGAGCTAACAGAATCCCTAATATTTGGGTCTAATTTTTCAAATGCTTCATCATTATCTTTTAATGACGCAACAAATTCTAATACTTGTTTTCTATTATAACCTAATTGGTTTCCAAGTTTTTGTATTTGAACTCCAGCTAATTCTTGGAACGTTTTTTTGATTGATGTTAATTGATCAACATTTAATTTCTGAAATGCTTGTTCAGTTGCTTTTCCAAAGCTATCAAAAATATTGCTAGTTTTATTTGTAGACTCAATTAATACTAGCTGGTCATCTACAATTTTATCAACAAATTGTAATGTTCCTAAAGTTGTAGCTGTTTTATCAATTTGATTGCTTAGCTCTTTAAATGCTTCACTTGTTTTATCAGTGATACTTTCAGCTTTTTCAGCATTTTTGGAGTAATAAGTCCACGCCGCAGTTATACCTGATACAGCTAAAATCAAAAGATTTCCAGAACTAAAAATTGCACCAAATGCTGTTTTTAGTTTTGACATTGTTGAATCTCCAGCTTGACCTAAACCTGAAAATGATTGAGCCAATTGTTGAATATTGTTACCAACACCAATAATACCAAAAGGAGCATCTTGAATTACTCTAGCAAAATCAATTCCTATACCATTATATCTGCTAGTAGCTTTTCCTAATTGCTCAACTTTAGGTGCAGTTGCTTGTGCAGCCTTGCCTAATTTATCAAGTTGCGATGTTGCCGCGCTAACTCCGTTTGCTACTCCAGCAACATTTACAGCAAAGTCAACTTCTATTCTTGGATTTGACATTTCTTTCTAGTTTACTTGCAATTTCCAACAATTTCTTTGCTTTAGCAAAGTCTTGAGGAGTGGACTCCAAAGGCTTTATTACATTATCCCAAGGTAAAGGCCATATTTGAGATGGACTTAAATTTGCTCCCTTTTTTAAATGAGGTCCCAATCCAATTAAAGCGTGTACTCTAAGGCTTTCTATTAGGTCTTTATAGTCTGTCTCATGGCCTTTTAGTAAAGCATTAATCTCTTTTATGCTTAAAGAAAAAAGCTGCTCATAAGGCACCTTAGTACGCCCCACGAGCAGCATTAAATATTCTCGAGCAGACAACTGCTCTTCCTCATTTACCTTTTTTTTTCTTCGGTTGGGTTGCTAATGCCAAGCTCAAATAAAAGGTCAGCTAAAACCTCGTTAAATAGCTTCATAACATCTCTACCATCAATCCAAGTTTTCAACTCATCCATTTCTATTGGTTGGGTTGATTTACGAATACAAGCGACTTTGTGGCATTCTAACAACAAAACATAGATTAAATCTAGTTTTGGGATTGACTTACCACTAAATGCCTCGGCAATGCCTTGTTGTGTAAAATCCTCAAAGTTCGCCAAAGCGCCCAAATTTGGGTAAAAGAAAATCTCCCCTTCTTTAAAAGGAGCTGAATGGTACTTAGCCATATATTTTTTTTAGGTTGGTATTACGCTAATTACTGGAGCGCCAGCAAAGTCGAAAGTTCCTGAGAATGAAACTTGAGAGTTTCTTTCAGCTGTAATTTCAACTGAGTTTAATTGAGCGTCAACTGTAATAATTTTATCTCCTGACTCAGTACCTCCAAAAACCAATTCAAATACTTTTCCGATGTCTTCCATCAAGTCAAAAGCTGAAAGGTTAGATACTCCAGTAGATGCAAAATCTAGGTCTCCTGAGAAAGAGAAAGAACCTGATTTGTCTCCGCCTTCAAGTCTAACTCCATAGTCTCCGGTGCAATCGTTTCTAACGGTTACAGATTCGTTGGAGATAGAAACTGAAGCTGATGTTTTACAAACGACTGGAAGATTGTTCCACTCAAAAGTAAAGAAATTGCCTAATTGATATGTTGCCATTGCTTATTCGTTTTAACAAATATACATAAAATTTTATTTATCAAGACACTTGGAAAATATCCAAGGTATAAGACAAGATTTTTTGATAAGCGATTTGGCTACTTCCTTGCTCAATTTGAGTTCTGCTAAAGTTTTTTCGAATATCTAAAACTTGCAAATCGCCTGGAAATGTCAAATAATCCAAAGTCATTTTTTGCTGAATAGCATTTGAAATATTTTCCGATAATTTCTTGCCTCCGCTACCTTGTGGAAACTTGGTAACGATATTAATTTGAATGGTTGCGTTTTGTCTAATCGAACAATCATTGTTTGTTGTTTCTGCTTCGTTTTGGTCTGTTATAAGAACAAAAGCAGCTGAATTAACATAATTAGCTGGATTAATTGTTGGCGGTAATTCCGTATCGTAAATTGGAATAGTAACTCCGCTTAGAGTCAGAGGCGTGATTGCATTAATTACGGCAATTCGTATGTCGGTGGCTATTTCTCTCATTTTAGAACTTTATTTATTTCGTCTACCATATCATTTACTAAATTAGCCGAATTCCTATAAAATGCTGGCATTAAATAAGGCTGCCCAATTATACGACCTTTACCATTTCTATAATACGTCCTAGCAATAGTTCGAACCTCTTGAGAATATTGTGGATTTGATAAAATCTCTCTTGCACTTAATCCTGTGCCAAATTCCATCCAAGCCTCCCATTGTTCACCAGTTGTTGGAACATCTACACCAACTTGCCATAATAATCCATTGTTAGAAGATTTTTTATCAATTTTTTGCTTAATGTTTAACGGGAATCCTTCCCATTGAGTTGGAGCAGATGCAATTGCTTGTTTCTCTACATTAGTTGCTGTATTAGCTAAAACATCCTTTACTGCTTCAATCATGGCAGTTTCTTTTTTTTGAATATAAGCCAAAGCTTGATCTAATCCTTTAAAAGTTACCGACATTATACTCCAACCATTTTGATTATGTACTCTTTATGTTGACGTTGCTCATCTAATTGAACTCCAATAATTTTGTAATAGCGGTTACGATAATATACCTGATAATTTTCGCTAGGAACAAAAGAAACGCGATGTTGAATTGCAATTGTATAAGTATTTGGCAAAACCATTTCCCCAGCCTCCAAAGCGTTTCCGCCGTTTGTTTGATTTACAGATGCAAAGGTAGATAAAGATGTTCCTGGACTTATAATCGTTCCGCCAGCTCCGTCAGTTACTGGCGAAAAAGTTATAAACTCAACCTTTTGATCGTACTTGCCAAAATTTATCATACGAATAAGTCTGCTCTATATTTTAACTCTGTTGAAATACTAGCCTTTTGTGCATATTGCTCCTGAACGCTAATCATGTTTTGTCTAAATGCAAAATCAGTTGCAATCCTTTTTAGCATAGCTACATGAAGGTCTTGAGGCAAAGGATTTGAGTTATTAAATCCAGCAGTATAGGTGTAATTTTCTACCTCTGTTTCGTCAGTTGTCACATCCGCCACCCAAGGGCCAATTGGATAAATTCTTTGTCCAGTTTTATTATTTGTTACAACCACATTTCTTTCTACGTAAAGCATTCCGCTTGCCTTCTCACTTTCGTTTCTAGCCGCTGGAATAAGTTCGTTAGTGATTAGTGTATCCCAATCTGAGAAATCAATTTGCATCCATGCCTTAGCTTCTGCCAAAGTTATTGGCTCAGTAGCAACCGAAAAGGAATATCTAATGTCGAGGGGTCTTACTACGCTCATTTTGTTTCTATTTCTTGTTTGTCCATTTTGACCCAAACCGCTAACCCTTTGTCGACTAGGTAAGTGTCGTAAGTCTTTCCTACGCTTATTACTTCGCCTTTATGAAATGGTGCTAGGTCAACTAATAATTTTATCATAAAGATACTATTTATTTCATTAAATGTTTTTTCTCAT